TCCACGCGTAGGCGTACGCCGGCCTCGGCGATGATCCGGGCCATCCGTCCACCTCCCTGCCTTTATCGGGGCCCCGGACGTCTCTGGGGCACTGGGGCAAACCCTGGTGTTCGTGCTCGGGCAGCGGGCGCCTGGGCCGCCTTGTTGCCCGCTTCCAGCCCCGAGCCGCGCCCGAGGTTGCCGGCCATGGCGACGTGTTCCGGCGCGGTGCCCCAGGTCTTGCGGGCTTCGTCCGGGTCGATCATGGCACCCTTGATCACCATCTGTTTGTTGAGCTTGATCAGCACTTCGTGCGGCGCCTCGGCGTAGGCCGCGTAGACCGCATCAAGCCACATACCCACGTCCGCTGTCGCCCGAATGTCCGCAAAGGCGAGCCTGCCGCGCACGTACGCGCCGACCACAGGGTCTTCGGTAATCCTGAAGATCAGGACTACCGCCGAGTAGGGCGGTCTGCCGCCTTCCCCACCAGCCGCTGGTAAGCCGTCTGCAGCTGGTCGGCGTGCAGCGTCAACTCCTCGTCGACGTCCATCAGGTAGGCGAAGCGGCGTCGGGAGGAGCCGGCCTCGAACTCCATGGCCTTGCGGATGAACTCGCCGTCGTGCGGCTCGCCGTCGGGGCCGACGAACAGGGTGTCGTCGTCGAACTCGCCCAGCTCGGACTCCTCGACGGCTACCGGCTCGGGCTCCTCTTCGTGCTGCTCGCCGTGCTCGGGCTCGACATCCGGCACGGGCGCCCGGTACGGGGTGGGCCGGTAGCCCATCGGGGTGCCGTCGTCGTCGGCCAGCATCTTCCGGATGGTGCGCACCATGCCCTCTATGGCGCGCTCGGGCTTGTGGGTGGCGGACAGGGTGTAGTTGAGACTGCCGGCGTCCAGGGCGGGGTACGCCTTGAACTCGTGCACCTCGGGCACGCTGTCGCGGTAGAACTCCAAGCCAAACTCGTAGGTCTTGCGCGGGCCGATGATCTTCTGCGTCTTGCTTCTGATGATCTCTACCACTGGAGGTCCCTTCGTCAGATACTGCCGCCGTCGTGCAGGCTCTTGGTAAGGAACCCACTGCCCCGGGTGCCCGGGTGCATGACGGACCGGCGAAACACAACCTTGCCGTTCACCACGAACCGCAGCGCCTTGCGGCGTCGAGCTCGGATGACGTGCGCCTTCGATCCCTGGTCCAGGATCACCGGCACCGTGTTGCGGCGCTTCTCCTTGCGGGCGCCCGCCTTGCCTGCGATGACGTCACCGTACGGGTATCGGCGGACGCTCCTGTTCACCACCTCGTGAATGGTGGTCAACGTGAAGCCGGTGTCCACCTGCACGCGCGCCTTTGCCAGGCCGGAGATCAGGAACAGCCGGTAGCGAAGGTCGTACATGACGCCTTCGCGGGGGTCGTTCGCGAAGGCCTGCGGCTCGCCGGGCAGCAGGGTGACCGACCCTGGGCGCCACCGGAAGTTAGCCACCGTTCACTCCAGCGCGGCGCAGGTGACGATGGCCGCGCCCGCCATACCCACGAAGCCGCCGGACGCCTCCCCTGGCTCGATGACGCCGAGCTGCACCGAGCTGGCGCCGTCGCTGGGCAGCACGCTGGTGCGGGTGCGCGCGGCCCAGCGCACGAGCGCCTGGGACAGGACGCCGGCGTCGGTCATGTAGCGGTCGCCGGCGGCCTGCAGGTCGGCCACCTCGGGCGGGGCCGCGTTGCGGCCGGTCGGCCCGGGGATGCAGCGCACCAGGGCGATGTTGAACACGACGTGGCGCACGGACATGACGCCAGCCGGCGAGCCGGCGCGCGGCGTCACCGGCGGGGCGGCGTCCTGGGCCGGGCCGAAGCCCACGCCGGCCAGGGAGACAACCAGCTGTTCGCAGTCCCACACCTGGCTACCAGGGTCGCCTGCGGCCACGTAGCGGCGCGTGGGCAGCGGGATGACCGGCGGGGCGGCCATATCCCAGTGCGACTCGACGGCGGCCATGATGCTGTTGGCCAGCGTCCGCACGGCGATGCCCTGGCCGGCGCTGGTCACGCTGAATCACGCGGGATGACGCCGTCGTTCTCCAGCGTGGTGATGATGTCGGTGCGGGTCATGGTGGACCACTGGGCGGGCTCGGTGAGGGTGGCGCCTGCGGCGAAGGTGCGCCAGGTCTCGGTGTCCGAGCCGGGGCCGTTGCGGGGCGGGATGCCGAGACTGCCGGCGGGGTCGCCCTCCTCGGGATCGCCGGCGAAGCGCCAGCCGCTCGACGTGGTGCCGTCGGGCTGGCCGTCCGGGTCGCCGTCGCCACCGTCGGGGCGGTCGCCCTCATGCCACCGGTAGAACGCCCCGGTTTCGTCCTCCAGGGTCGGAAGTTCGGCGTCCGGGCCCTCGGCGGCCAGCTGCTCCCGGAACTCCTCCACGAGCGTCTGACGCCGTTCTGCCTCCTCGACGGATGGGGAGACGTTGGCCGCCTGCTCGTGCGGGGTCAGGTGAAGCTCCAGCAGTTCGGCGAACCGGTTGCGCTGCGGGCCGTCCTCGCCGAGCAGGGCGGCGGCATGGATGTGCTTGGGGTGGCGGTCGCTGTCGATGGGGGCGAACGGGTCAGACTTCACGGGTGGCTCCCTGCCTCATGAGTCGGGGTACATCTGGAGACCATACCGTTGCTGACTGTGGGCGTCGGTAGGGATTGACCGCCTCCAGCCACATGTCCACCAGCGGTAGCCCGGTGCGGAACTCGGGCCGGTCGGTGGTCATCAGTTCCATGGTCAGGCCCTGGCGGGTGACGGTGACCGTGTTCGGGGGCAGCCGGCAATCGTCGCTGTTGGCGCGCTCCAGCAGCATCTCGGTGCCCAGTTCGATGGCGGCGTCACGCCCCCCTGCTGGCGGTGGGTCGCCGAACCGGTAGGTCACTTCGGTGTCGCCGTCGCAGACGGTCCAGCCCTGGCCGTCGGTGCGCTGCAGCCAGCCGTTGGGCGTCATGGTCCAGTCGGTGAACAGGGCGCCGTCCACGGTCACGGACACGATGGACGTGATGGCCTTGCGTGGGAGCTGCAGGGAGACGGGGCGGCCGATGTGCTGACCCTGCCAGGGCGCCGGGTAGGGGCGGCCGTCGAGCACCGTGGCGCCAGCCCAGCAGCCGCAGCGCCCCCAGCTGGCACTGTACGGCCACGTGCCGGTGCCGGGGGTGGGCTGGAAGGACAGAAGCACCGCGTCCTCTTCGCACCCGCCACCGAGCCACTGGCGCCCGGAGAAGGCCCAGAGCAGCTCGGACGCACGCAGCAGGTAGGCGTTGATCTTGCTATCGGTGAACCCCAGCGCGGTCAGCCGGGCGTGGTCATCCTCGCTCAGGTCGTCCACCGTCGCCCACGAGCTGCAGAGGACTTCAGAAACGGGTGAGGGTGCCATGTTCGCCTCCACGATCTCGAAGAGGGCAACGGCGCGAGGCAGAAGCCCAGACAGGTCAGCTTCGGCGGTTGCCGTCGCCTGGGCGGACATGGTGGCCAGTGGGAGCACGCCGGCCAGGTCGCCCTCGGCGGTCGCGGTCGCCTCGGCGGCCATCGTCGCCACGGGCAGCGTGCCGGCCAGTTCAGCGGTTACCGGGTCGCTGGGGAGATCCGGACCGGCCACGAAGTCCACAGCCGTCGAGCCGGGCGACAGGTGGCGGTTGTTGCCGCTGATGTCGTTCAGGTCGGAGGCGAGAGGCCAGTCCGCCCAGGCGGGCAGCACGGCGGTGGCGCTTGCCCATTCGGCCTCGGCTTCCGCCTGGGTCAGCTTGCCCGGGAACACGCGCACGTAGGCGAGCGTGCCGACCAGGGTTTCGCTGCTGTCCGAGGTGTCGCGCCCGCCCAACGTGATGCCTGCCGGGGTGGGGTTGCCGGCCACGGTGCCGTTGTCCACCTCGGTGGCGCCCAGCGGCGTTGCGGCGTACACGGTGCCAGCGGCGCCCAGGCAGGCGAAGCCGACGCGGCGCCACTCGCCGGCCACGAAGTTCGTGCCGCTGGTGACGGTGCCGCCACCGGTGAAGTAGTTGGGCCCGGTCAGGCCGTCGTTGCCGGTGGCGAACGTGGCCACCGTGGAGAGTCCCGCATTCCAGACACGCGCCAAGGTGGCGCTGGCGTTGGTGTCGGTGTCGACGCGGGCCCAGCCCACCAGGGTGAACCCTGCCGTCGGGTCGGGAACCGCATCGGACCTGCTGACACGATCGGTCGATACCCCGAACTGTGCGGCCACGGTCCCCTCCCTACGGCTGGGTGACGGTGCCGGCGGTCAGGGTGACTTCCAGGCCGACGCTGACTGTGGTGGTGGACAGCTCGATGTCCGCCCCGCTCCCCTCGGCTCCACACGTGCCGTCGGTGACGGTGACGCCGTCGCTGTCGGCGGCGCGGAACCAGGACGCGGTGCCGGCGGCCACGCCGATGGCGTCGATGGGCAGTCCGGCGAGACTCATGGAGCCGTTGGACTGGGCGCCGAATGCGGACGCGGCCAGGGTCAGGGTGAGCAGGAGCGTGTTTCCGCCCCCGACGGCGGTGTCCGCGTTGACGGGTCGGGTGCCGGTGTAGACCTTGATGGTGGCTCCTGCGGCGCCGGCGTCGAACCGGGCCGCGAGGTTGGCCAGCTGGGAGTTGCGGACAGCGACGGTGTAGCCCAGTGTCATGATCGTTTCCCTTGTGAGCGTGGGGGCGGGCCGCACGGCAAGGTGTGCGCGACCCGCCCCCACTTTTCCCTGGGGACCTCCAGGGGGATCAGGCGACCGTCACGAAGCCGGGGGACAGCGTCGGGATGGAAGCCACCCGGGCGAACTGCCAGACCCGGTCGGACTCATACGGCCAGTCCGACGCGGGGCCGTCGCCCCAGTTCGAGTTTTGCTCACACCAGCCCTCGAAGGCGGGCAGCAGAGCGGTTTCCCCGGAGAGCGCCCACGCGTCGGAGGGTCGCACCTTCGCCCTGGGCAGAACCCAGTGGAAGTAGGGGAGCTGGGAGGCGAACGCGCCTTCGTCGATGGCGCGCGTCCAGAACTCCAGCGACACGCCGTTCGGGACGGCCTCGGCGCCGACCTCGGGCGCCCGGTAGCCCACGTCGGTCAGGTTGTTGCCTGGCGTGGTGGTGGCGACCGTGACGTCCGGCGTGGTGCCGCCGGTGAGGCCCGACCCGTCGGCGGTCATCTGCGGCACGTTGCCCACGGCCGTCACGAACGTGACCGTGAACGCTGCACCCGGGCCGGGGCCACCCGTGACCGCGACCTCACCCACGCCGATGTTGGGCAGCGCCTCCAGGGCGGCATCCACGTCGGTGTTGGCGGCGTCGAAGTCGATGGGGCCGGTGGTCTCGCCGTCGAACGTGAGCGTGAACGTGCCCCCGGTCGGCGTGCCGGTGATCGTGACCGTCTGGACCTCGGAGGTGGCGGCGCCGGTGCTGATCACCTCACCTCCGATCATGAACTCCAGCACGTTCGGGTCAGGGGAGCACACGCTGAAGTCCGAAATGGTGCCCCGCTTGAGCGTGTCCGGCGCCCGGTAGGTGAGGCACACGCGCCCCGAACCGGACTTCTGGATCACCTCGGTGCCCTCTTCGTACTCCAGGCCGATGGACACCGCGACCAGGGCGTCCGACACGTAACACGTATCCGTGCCGACGATCGGGACACCGAGGACGTCCAGCTTCGTGGCGCGCATCCCGAGAGCGAAGAGGCTCCCGGCGCTGTCGTAAGGCATTCCTTACCTCCTCATGCTCACGGGGCGGCCGGAGCCGGGTCGTCCACCTCGACGGCGTGCAGGTTGCACGGGTCGAAGTAGGCGGCGAAAAGCCGGTCCGCGTAGTAGGTGATCTCGTTCCGGGCGTGCGTGACGATGCTGTCCGTGACGATCTCGTCGAGGCGCACCGTCACCGGGCCGGTGGCGTACATCCACAGGCCCGCGTCAACGGCGGGCGCCACGCCGGGCGTGGTGGTCGCGACGGTCACGTCCGGGTCAGTGCCGCCGGTCAGGCCGGTGCCGTCCGCAGTCATCTGGGCCACGTCGCCCATGTCGGCTGGGAACGTCACCGTGT